GCGATCAGCCCTAGTTTGATGTCTAACGGTTCTGAAAGCTGTCTCCAAAGTATTACAGGTGGTGTGCAGTTGGTGGGTCTTGGTTTGTCCTCTGGTAAATACATGCAGGACACTGAGTGCAACAGAAGGAGAGACAGTATTACTCTTTCTAACATGGGTATGAAAGTAGCAGCAGTATCGCTAATGTGTCAAAACCCTAACGTATGGAGAGCTATGATGATGTCTGCTACTCCTTGCCCTATCATCAAGAATGGTAAGTTAATAGTAGGCAAAAGCGCTTTACTAGAAATTAAACGTGACCCTGAGTTGCACATTGTGGACTACTCAGAAAGCAAGGACTACTACGACAACATACTAGGAGTTGGCTCGAATGACACGACTGAGGTTGAAAGCACTACTAGCGTTTCTTCTCGTTTCCGCACCAGCGTACAGTAACGAGATTGACGACCTAGTTAACGCTAGTCAGTCCATACGTGACACGTTTAAGTACGGCATCAAGGCTGTTGGTGGTTTACAGGCTTACGCACCTTTAGGCGGCATTGCTCCAACAGGGACTGTAGACCAAGGCAAGATTAGCTACAACCAGTCTAAGGCTTACAACGATGCTCTAGCTGCTGTACAGAACGCTACGTACACTTATGATCCGGGCGCTCAGGAGTACTTTGACAATCAGGCACAACAGGCCATGAACGAAGTCAACGCCGCTGTAGATGCGTACGTACAAGCTGCTCAGGTAGTCATTGAAGTAGCCACGGTTAACGAGATGGCTCAGGACGCACAGGAAGCTGGAGACGAAAGAGGTGCTATGGCACTGCAGGAGTACATTGAAGCTAATGACGTTGTGCTTTCGGACGCAGAGGTAGACTTTTACAATGAGTCTTTGGACAACGTAGAGTCCGCTGCTCAAACTGCTGCTGCGTACTTTGCTGTCGCTAATGACGAAGAACTGGTAGCTACAGCGGACGAAATGGCGTACGACATTAGAGTTACCTATGCAGAGGCTGCTACTTCTTTCTTTGACGTCGCTACTTCAGCAGTATGGGTATCGTTTGACGGTGGTGAAACAATACAAGGTTTAGCTCTAGGTGGATACTTTGTAACTGTTGAGTCTGTTCTTATTGAAGGTGAAGATACAGAATTCTTTAGAACTTCACCAGAAGGCGGTTGTTGGTTTGCTCCAGACTATGAGGCGTGTCTAAATGGCGCTTGATGATTTAGAACTAAACATAGGTGGACAGTCGTTTAAGGGTGTTTACGTAGCAGTAGTAGTGTCCTTTGCGTCAACTATTGCTGGTGGTATCTGGACAGCTTCAGAATTCTTTAGCCGTCTAGAGGCTCAGGAAGCCGCTGTAGAGGCTGCAGGAGTAACCGCTAGTACCCTACAGGCTAGGTTCGAAGATTTACGTGAGAGCCAAACAGAAGCCTTACAGGGCTACCAAGTGACTATAGCTAACATGCAACAGTCACTAGAGGACAACGACGTAGCTAGTCTACAGGGTAAACTGGCTGAACTAGGCACAAACCTAGAAGCGATCATGGAAGCACAAAAGGAATTGTTAGACTTGCGTGACCGTGTAGCAGCAGTAGAAAAGTCAAACGCAGAAGCAGTACTAAGGGTAGACAACAGGCTTGAGTCACTCAAAGACACTAACGAAAGACTCAAGCGTATACAAAAAGAAATAGACGATATCTGGCTTGGCCTAGATTCAATAGCAAATCCTTTGGGGTAACGCATGACAAAAACAGAAGAATTACTGGCTAGAATCGAAAGTCACGAAAAAGAGTGTTCCGTACGTTACGAAATGATTCAAATGCAGTTAGACGAAGGCGGTAAAAGGTTTGACAAGCTAGAGCGTATGGTTTTGTCTATCTACCCTTTTATTATAGCTAGTATTGTTGTTGCGGAGTACTTCAGATGATGCAAGCACTAATTGGTCCTATTGTTAACCTTGTGGGCGGACATTTACAACGCAAGTCAGAAGAAAAAAAAGCTGTACATGAGCGTAAAATGGTAGCCATACAGCAAGACGCAAACTGGGAAAACATACATGCAAACAACGCAGCTAACTCGTGGAAAGACGAATGGTTTACCATCTTGTTTTCAGTCCCTTGTGTGCTTGCGTTTTTCCCTTCTATGGTTCCTGTAGTTATGGCGGGCTTTGAGGCACTAAACGGAATGCCTGAGTGGTACAAAGGATTCTTAGGTGCTGCTGTGGCAGCGTCGTTTGGGCTACGTGGTTTAGCTAACTGGAAGAAGTAAACTATGGCGTATTACGTTGGTACACGACAGTTTCCTAGTGTCTACGCAGCCGTTAGGTACTTAGCAGCTAATCCTCAACCGGGAGTTAGCATTACGTCTGCACCCGTACAAACTAAACCCGCACCTCCGACAAAATCAGGAATGCTTACGTCCCCTTCCGGTGGTCCCCCACGTGTTCCTACAGGTGACGTTATAGTTAAGGAAACGCCTGCTCCTACTCCTACTCCTGCTCCTGCTCCTGCTCCTACACTACCTCCTAGGCAAACACCGGGAGATTCTGGTCCGTTTGATCCAGACGGTGGTCCAGTTGGTGGTCCGCCTAAGAGAACACCTGCTCCTACTCCTGCTCCGGCTCCTGCTCCAGCACCCGATCCTGATCCTTCAAAAGGCTCAACACCTACAACAGAAGGAGCAAGACGAGGTTCTGACGACGATGTCAGGGAGGTTGAATACCAAACAGTCTTTGAAGAAATGTATCAAGTTAGGGACACCGCTGGCGGCAGAGGCGGAAGAGTCAGAGCTACGCTTCAAGATTACCTTGCTGCTTTACGAAACTTTATAGGCAGAGAGCTAACAGAAGAGGAACAAGCCGAAGCTCAAAGGCGTTACAACCAACAAACAATACAGCGAATTAGGGATCGACTTCCGGGTTACCGTGGAGACAATAGAGAAGAAGCCCAAGAGTTGCTTGATGTTTTGGCTGAAATTGCTGAAACAGGAGAAGTGCCTGAAGGCATAGACCCTAGAATTATAGACATTCTTGACGGTTTAGACCCAACCGATGTTGACGACTATCACGACATTGTTGATGTTGTTGTTGATATTCTTGAGTCTGAAACAGGGGACGTTAACGACTGGATTGACGACAACACAGAAGAAGAAGTTATTGATATTGGTGACGACGACACTACTGAAGGAGAAGACGAAGCAGAACGTATAAAAGACGAGGCCGCTGAACGTGCTAAAGATGAAGAAGCAGAGCGTGCTAAGGACCGTGAAGCTGAACGAAGAAAGGACGAGGAAGCCGAACGTATAAAGGACGCTGAAGAAGCAGAACGCATTAAAGACGAAGAAGCTGCGGAAAGAGCTAAGGATGCTGAGGAAGCGGAACGTATTAAAGACGAAGAAGAGGCTGAACGTGTTAAAGATGCTGAGGAAGCCGAAAGAGTCAAGGATGAAGCCGCAGAGCGTCAGAAGGATGCCGAAGAAGCCGAAAGAATAAAAGACGCCGAAGCAGCTAAAGATGCTGAGGAAGCTGAACGCCAGAAAGACGAGGAAGCCGAAAGAGTCAAAGACGCTGAGGAAGCTGAGAGGGCTAAGGACGAAGCTGCAGAAAGAGCTAAGGATGCTGAGGAAGCAGAACGACAAAAAGACGCAGAAAGAGCCAAGGACGAAGAAGCTGCCGAACGCGAAAAAGACGAAGCTGCTGAAAGAGCTAAGGATGCTGAGGAAGCCGAAAGAGTCAAGGACGAGACTGCTGAAAGAGCTAAAGACGAAGAGGCTGAAGACGCTAAGGACGCTGCTGAACGAGCAGAAAAAGATGCTCAAGAGGCTGAAGACGCTAAGGACGCTGAAGCTGCCAAAGATGCTGAAGCTGCTGAACGTAGAAAAGATGAAGAAGCTGAGAGAGTTAAAGACGCCGAAGAAGCAGAGCGTGTAAAAGATGAAGCAGCAGAGACAGCTAAAGATGCTGCCGAAGCTGAAAGGGTTAAGGACGAAGAAGCTGCGGAACGTGCTAAGGACGCTGAAGAGGCAGAAAGAGTTAAAGATGAGCGAGCAGCAGAACAACAAAAGGACGCTGAGGCAGCTGAACGTGAAAAAGACGAGGCTGCAGAAAGACGTAAGGACGCTGAAGAAGCAGAACGTGTAAAAGACGAGCAAGCGGCAGAACGACGTAAGGACGCTGAGGAAGCTGAAAGGGCTAAGGACGAAGCCGCTGAACGTACTAAGGACGCTGAGGCAGAACGTCGAAAGGACGAAGTTTTTGCTGAAGATGAAAAAGATGCTGAACGTGATAAAGACCGTGAAGCTGAAAGAGTTAAAGACGAAGAAACTGAACGTGCTAAAGACGCTGAAGTAGAAAAAGACGATGAAGCAGAAAGAAACAACAAAGAAATTATAGCTGCTGAAGAAGCCGCTGCAGAAGATTTAGCTAAAGAAGCTGAAGAAGACTTCAAAGACATACAGGCTGAAGAAGACGCTAAAGACGCAGAAACTAGAGATAAAGAAGCAGAAGCACAAAAAGACTCTGCTAATGAACGCGAAGACAAAGACGCTGAAAGAGACAAAGACGCCGAAAGAGTTAAGGACGAGAGGGCTGCTGAAGAAGCTAAGGATGCTGAAGCAGAACGTCAGAAGGACGAGAGGGCTGCTGAAGAAGCTAAGGATGCTGAAGCAGAACGTGAGAAAGACGAAAGAGCTGCTGAAGAAGCTAAGGATGCTGAAGCAGAACGTCAGAAAGACGCTGAGGCTGCTACCGCAGAAATAGAGAAAGACGAAGCTGAAGCTGAAAGAGTTAAAGATGAAGAAGCTGCCGAAGTAGAAAAGGACGCTGAAATAGACAAAGACGCTGAAGTAGAAAAGGATGCTGAAGCAGATAAAGATATTGCAGCCGCCGAAGCCGCTGAAGCTGAAAAAGATGCTGAAACTGAGAAAGACGCTGAAACAGCTAAAGACGCTGAAGTAGAAAAAGACGCAGAACCTAGGAAGGACGCTGAAGCAGAAAAAGACGCCAGAGCAGACGAAATATCTGAGCCGCCAGATCAAGTGCCAATAAACTACGAAGATTTTATTGGCCAGTTCCCCGGTGTTGATACGGAAGGTGAAGCTACTTGGACTGATCCTGAAACAGGGGACGTTTACGTAATAAACTACCCGCCTGATCTGGACACAACAGAGCCTGAAGGAGGCCCCGATGGTGGCGGCGGTGGCGGTTCTGTCGGAGACGAAGGAGACCCCGCTGGAGACGATACTGTAGTAGAAGACCCCTCTGGTGGTGATACTACAGAAGACCCTATTGGTGATGACGGTGATCCTATAGGAGATGACGAAGAACCAACAGGCATTCCTGATTTTTATGAAGTAAGAGGTGACGGAACGGTAGTAACTATAATTGATCCAGACACACCTCTTGATCCTTCTGAAATTCCTCCTTGGGTTGATACAGAAACTCCCGGAACTTACCCCGAAAGCGGTCCCGATCCTGATCCTGACGTGACTATAGACCCACAACCGGGCACCGGAGACACCGGAGACCCCGGAGGAGACGGTAGGCCTACCTTCCCGTTCCCCGGTAGTGGTGGTACTGGAGGAGGTGGTGGTACTAGTGGCACTGGTGGTGGAACTGGGACTGGAACAGGTACAGGAGATGGCTCAGGAACAGGCACTGGTACAGGAACGGGCACAGGAGACGGTGATGGCGATGGTGATGGTGACGGTGATGGCGGAGGTATGCTAAGTGGTGCGCCAATAAAGTCTGACTTTACGCCTCACATGGGAATGCTGTCTTACGCTCCTCCCGGTTTCCAATACGTCGGTTATCAACCACAGCCTCAAAAAGACTACGACATAGAACTGAATAAATTCTTATTTGAGAACAGCGGGATGCTTGTATGACATACCTAAATTTAATGAACAGCGTACTGCGTAGGTTGCGTGAAGAAGAAACTACGTCAGTCACCAGCACCACTTATAACAAGATGGTAGGTGACTTTATTAACGACGCTAAGAAGTTAGTAGAAGAAGCAACAGACTGGTCTGCCCTTCGTGAAACCATTGTTGTAACTACTACTGCTTCCGACAACAGTTACTCACTGACTGGCGGTGGTGACAATGTAAAAGTTATGTGTGTCTTAAATGACACTAGCAACTTGTTCATGGACTACCAGACAAAAGATTGGTTTAACGAGCAGTTGTACATTAGCAGTGCAGCAGAAGGAGAACCACGGTACTACACGTACAACGGTTTAGACTCTAGTGGCGACACAGAAGTACTAGTAGGTCCGACACCAGACGCTGTGTATAGTCTAAGGTTTGATGTAGTTAAGCGACAGGCAGACTTAAGCGCTAACACGGACACATTGTTAGTGCCTTCACAACCTGTGATACACCTAGCTGTTGCTTTGTTGGCTCGTGAACGTGGAGAGACAGGCGGTACTTCTACTGCTGAGTACTTCCAAATTGCTGATAAGTTTTTGTCTGACGCTATTGCTATAGACGCAGCAAAACATCCTGAGGAAATGTACTTTAGGACTATTTGATATGGCTCAAGAATTAAAGAGTATCAATCTTGTAGCTCCGGCTTTCAAAGGTATTAACACCGAAGATTCGCCGTTGGCTCAAGACCCGTCGTTTGCAGAGATTGCAGACAACGCCGTTATTGACAAACGTGGTCGTATTGCTGCACGTAAGGGCCATGTTGTCATTACAACAAACAAGACTGTACTTGGTACTGACTCGTTACGAGCTATCAAGGAATACAAGGACAACGCAGGAAACACCAAGATATTCTCTGTTGGTAACAACAAGATTATGAGTGGCACAACTACATTAGCAGACGAGACTCCCGGTAGTTACACCATTAGTGCTAATGACTGGAAGATTGTAAACTTTAACGACCACATGTTTTTCTTTCAACGTGGTCACGAGCCTCTTGTTTATTCTAATCATGCTGGTGTTGTAGAAAAGATGTCAACACACACTCACGCTACTGGCGTTGCTAGTACTATGTATGGGCATGAAGTGTTAGCGGCGTACGGACGTTTGTGGACTGCAGACTTCAGTACTAACAAGTCTACCATCTATTGGTCTGATCTATTAGACGGTGTTGCATGGTCAGGCGGCTCTAGTGGGTCTATTGACATATCTAAGGTGTGGCCTGACGGGTACGACGAAATTGTAGGTTTAGCTGCACACAACGACCTGTTAATTATTTTTGGTAAGCACAGCATTGTTGTGTACTCAGGTGCTGAAGCCCCTGCTTCTATGGCGCTATCAGACACTGTGGCGGGCATTGGCTGTGTTAACAGAGACACTATTCAGTACACAGGCACAGACGTACTCTTTTTGTCACACACAGGTCTTAAGAGTTTTGGCCGGACAATCCAAGAAAAGTCTATGCCGATTAGCAGTCTGTCAGGAAACATTACAAAGGACATTATTAATGCCCTGCAGACAGAAAACACATTCTTTAGGTCTGCCTATAGCCCTGAAGAAGGTTTTTACCTGTTGACATTTGTAGGCCAAGACAACACCTACTGCTTCGACGTTAGAGGCACAACAGAGAATGGGTCGTACCGTGTTACACGTTGGCCGTCCACAGGGTTTACTGCTTATGCGCGTTTAGAAAACGGTGATTTACAAATTGGCACGTCAAACGGAATTAGTAAATACGTAGGGTATCAGGACAACGGTTTGGGCTATCGTTTTAGATATTACAGCCCAAGTTTGACATTTGGTGACAGCGCCAGAATAAAGATTCTAAAGAAACTAAAGCCTACCTTGGTTGGTGCTAACAACGCAACAGTATTTATGAAGTGGGCGTACGACTTTGACACCACGTACGCAACAGCAGAATTTACAGTGGGAGATCAGGTTACAGGTTTCTTTGCTGAAAGCGAATACACCACCGTAGAATTTACTGGTGGTGCCTTAACTAACCAACGTAGTTTAAACGCTACAGGGTACGGAACAAGTGTTGTTGTGGGCTTAGAAGCAGAAATAGACGGCTCACAGCTATCACTACAGGAGATAAACGTAATGGCTTTGATAGGAAAGCTACTCTAACAGGAGCAAGACATGGCATGGTATGACGATATCAGTGAGTTTTTAGGTAGCAATACTGGGGCGGGTGCACTGGCTGCTGCTGGTCTTGCTTTGGCACAACAGGGTTATAAAGACATAGGCGACGTTGGTAGTCAAGCCTATCGTGAAATGGCGGGTCCAGACGGACTTGCCGAAGAACTTCGCGGTATGCTTGAGTTCCAACCGTACACTGTAACTACTGCTACTGGCGGTCAGTTTGGTATGACAGAAGATCCAACTACGGGTCAGATGACGTACCAGATGCAGATGTCTCCAGAGGAGCAAGCAGTACAACAACAGTTGTTGTCTCAGGCGCAACAAATGTACGGACAAGCGGCAGTGCCTGTAGCTGATCGTGAGCAGGCAGTGTTTGACCGTATGATGACTGCTATGAGTCCTAGCCAAGAACGTGAGCGTTTAGAGCTAGAACAACGTCTTGCTGCACAAGGACGCTTAGGTACTCAAACAGCTGCGTTTGGCGGTACTCCTGAAGCACTGACGTTAGCTAAGGCTCAGGAAGAAGCCCGTAATACAGCGATGTTACAAGCTATGCAGTTTGCAGGACAAGAGCAAATGCGTCAAGCACAGCTGGGACAGGGGATGTTGTCCGGCAGTTACATACCTCAGGCTCAACTGATAGCTGGCCTACAGCCCGGAATGACAGGCGCGGAACAACGTCGTGCTTCCTTGTCAGAACAAGCTAAAACGTACGGAGAAACGTACGCTACAGGTCTTGAGGCGTTGCTTCAGGCTGGTCTTGGTCAGGCAGGTATTGCTGGAGGCTTTGGTACACAGCTGGCTGGTTCTGCTTTAGGCGGTCTGTTTAGTTAAGGAGACAATAATGGCTACGTTTTCACAACAATTCCTAGCTAACCTAGGTCGCCCTCAGATGACACAGGGCATGATGCAGCTTGGTGCTGCTGTTGGTGCTGTTCCTCAGCAAGCTCAAGCACAGAAGAAAAGGCAAGAACTAGCTGAAATCATGAAGCTGGGTAATGCTGCTTTGGCTACTGGAGACGCAGTAAACATCGGTCGTGTCCGTCGTCAACTAGAGGCAGCAGGGTTTGCTAAAGAAGCTTCTGCAATGGCTCAAGCAGAAGCACAGGCTCGTAAAACACAAGCAGCCAGCGGTATGCTAATGAGTGCGGTCTCTGGAGAAACACTAGACCCTGAGGTAATACGAGAGCGTATCGGGGAAGGGCTTACGGCTCAGGATCTTACGTCTTCTATGGCTATCCAAAAAGCACTGTTCCCTCCCTATCTAACCAGAGAAGCACAAATTGAACTTCTTGATAACTTTACACCCGCAAGTGTACAAGCAGCAGTAGAAGCAGAAAGTCTAGCAAATCTTGTTCCTAAACCAGACGCTGACTTCGACTACTCCGAAACTATACGCGAGTGGGTAAACCCCGCTGCACCTGACACAGTGGTACTTAAGACAATTCAGGGAGACGACGGTAACGCCTATGAGCTAGGGACTAAGTCTAAAGAAAACCCAAGAGGCCGTAGAGTGCCTGAGGCTGAGATCAAGCTTTTGCAGCTACGTAAGTCTGCAGGAGTACAAGTAAGCACAGGCGTCAAAGACCCTTACTTAAAGCGGGGACTGGAGCAAGCCGCAGAATTGGACATACAAGCAATAGAAGCTGGTAACTCTTCATTAGCCACTATGTCGGTAATTGCTGACGCAAAGAGGGTTCTACAAGAAACCCCAGGAATTTTCGGAGCAGGAGCCAATGAGTTCCAAGCGTTTAGAAAAGGTGCTTTGACTTTCTTACGTTCTGTAGGTGTTGGCGAGGGTGACGCATTCTTTGACAAAGTTTCTAAGGCGTCTACCAACGGTGAAGTAGCCTTGGCTCTTACACAAGACTTTGTTGTAGAAAGACTTCAGGGAACCAAGGGTGCGATTTCGGACGCAGAGTTTAAAACTTTCCAAGCGTCTGTTCCAAACCTTATGCAAACTCCCGGAGGTTACGCAAAGTTGCTGAACCGTATGGAAGCCATGGCACAGCGTCGGATTATGTACGGCAACCTTATTGAAGAAAACATGCCAAAAGGAAAAGAAGCTGTGACCAAGGCCACCAAAGTGTGGAAAAAGTTTATTGCTGACTTTCCTTCGCTTACGTACATGCCAGCAGACCAACAGGCTGTTTTGTGGGATGAGTACCAGAAAACTAACGGCAAGATAAACAAGAACGACGTACAGTTTACCATGAATACGCCTAATGGCCTTGCAGGAGTAACGTACGGAGATATGGTGTCCTTAGCGTCTAAGCACAATAAAACTATCTATGAACTGATAGAAGATCGGTATGCTAACCCTGATCTAGACTTTCAAATTTCACCTTCCATTGTAATTAAGTAGAGGACAATATGGCTACTTTACTCGAAGAAATCATGAACGACCAGAGTCCAACTGCTACTTCTACTGCTGATTTACCAAGCGGAGTAGAGTATTTAGACGGAGTACTGGCTCAAGAAAACGAAGAGGCCAAAAAAGCAACCATGACTGAAGTTGTTAGGTCTGGAGGTCTTAGGGCGCAAGCTGGTTTTGTTCAGTCAATCACTAGTATGTTAGAAGGCGCTAAGTTGATCCCTGAAGGCAGTACTCGTGATTACACAATGAAAATACTTCAGGCAGAAAAAATGGGCGACATGAATATTGCCCAGACGTTGACTAGAGACACCATAGCTCAAATCATACCACTAGCTGCAGAGTACTTTGCTACACGAGGTGTACCACTTAAGACAGCCCTTGGTCGATCCGCAGCTATTGGAGGTACAGGCGGCTTCTTTACGTTTATTGAAGACCCTAACGCTGCTACAGGCGCTGGCGCACGTATGTTCAATACGGCTCTTGGCTCTACTCTTGGTCCAATGCTTATGGCTGGAGCAGTAGGAGCAGGTAGAACTATTGACGCTATACGGGGCGCTAGAGGCCCTCTAAGTGCCGCTGGTCCAGACATTCGTCCCGGACTTGAGACACGTCGGGAAGGCGCAGAGATGATAGAGGCAGCAGCTGAAGAAGGAATTACGCTGACTCCCGGACAAGCTACAGCAGACCCTGCTTTGGTTGCTCAAGAGTTTGCTGTCAACGCGCCTCTGTCATCAGCGTCAAAGCGGTTTGTTGCGGACACGATGAACAGCAATGCTACAAGTCTTGAGGGTTTGATTGACGAGCTAGTGGACGCTATTATTCCAGAAGGTAAGGAAGTAATAGCAGACAGAGTAAGTCAGTTGTACGCAAAAGCCGACGGAGAACTCATACAGAAGACTTTGTTGCCACGTTTGGAACAGCTTAGGCTTGACCCTTCGATTGAAAACACTATTTCTAGAATTAAGAAGAACCCCTCGCTACAGGACTTGTACGACGGTCACGCTCCTAATTCTATCGGTAGAGTACACATGATTCTAGACAATCTCCAGAGTCAAATTGATAATGCAGCAGACAAAGATCTAAAGAAGGTATTGATTGCCGCAAAAGACAGACTGGTTGCTTTAGCTGACGAAGCCTCTCCTAATTTTGAAGCAGCAAGGGCTACGTCCCAAAGACAAAAAACAGCCGTGCAAGTAGAAGAAACACTGAAAGCAACTGGTGGGTCTACAATGGTTCCTAACGTGGACCAAGCCACACGGTTTGTCAGTGGTTTCCAAAACTTGGAAGCAAAAGAACAGCTTAACTTTGCTATCAACAACCTAAAAACAGAGGCCATGCGTAAGGAAGCCAAGGCTAAGTTCCAACTGCTTCTGGAGTTGATACCACGAGTCAGCAAACAACAGGACTACTTGGACAACCTCCTGAAACAAAGTGGAGGAGCCTTCTCAGAAAGAACAAGTCAACTAGGTGCTGCCTTCTACTCCGTAGTAAACTTCCTTAACCAGAACAACGACAGGAAGTTCATAGAGTTTATCTTAGACCCTTCCAAGAGTGCTGCACGTCTCCGTGAGATTATGCCTAGACGCAACACGTTGACAGAGGAAAACTTGAAGGCTATCGGTATTTGGGTTGAAGAGAACATCAACGACTACGACCAAGTGTTTGGACTAGAGGCGCAAAACTTTGTGACTCCAAGAGACAACAACAATCTGTCTCAGGCAGGTAACAAGTCAAAAGTCAAGGCTTTCCAGAAACTTATGGAATCAGGAAACCTAGAAAGATTCAAGGCTAACAACCCTGAGGCGTACCAAACACTTTACTCTGCCTACCAACGATCAGCAGTAGCGTAAGGAAGTCACATGGCAAGAAACCCAAGACTTGTTGATACTGAAGAACAAGCCAGAAGACGAGAAAAACAACAAGAGCGGTCTGCTTTTGTCAGAGACCCTGTTGTTTCTGCGACAGACTTTATCCTAAGTCCTCTTTTAGAAGACGTAGCAGGTGACCGTATGATGGTGCCTACTACTTCTCTCATGACAGGACAGGCAGGAGGAGCCTTAGGTTTTCCGGGTTATGCAGAACTAGACCCTGTAGGTGCCGGAGCGGTGGTTGAAACCAACATAGCTCCTGTAGGAAACTTTGCTGTAAACGAGCTAACAACACCCATAGGTGCGCTTGGTATGCTAAGTTCTGGCGGTAGGCTTTTGTACAACACTGCTACAAACATTCCTACGTTCCTCCGTGATTTTTACAGCGGTGATCCCGTAAAGAAAATCGCTGGAACAGCCGAAGGTCTTTTTGAAGGACTCAAGGGTGGATTCTTGGACACCGTCATGCCACAACGTAGGGCGCAAATGGAAGCCACAGGCATGGGAGGCCGTAGAGCACAAGAGGCTCTGAATCCTGTGTCTGATAAGAGAGACAAAGACCAGTCGATACGTGCTGGAAACATTGCTGCCTCCGGTACTCTAAAGGCTCAGGCATCCAATACACTACCTACAGAAGACACTGGGACACTTCTGGACGTGTTCCCTTCGTATCGTGGGTTGACTTTTGGTTCGACAAGGTTGAATGACGATCAGGCTCTAGTAAACATTTTGATTAATGACAACCCAGACCTTGCACAGGACATACCACTCGTGCAGCGTTTTATGAACCACCTTCGACACGGGCCGCACAAAGTTGATCCTGACGCACAGATTGCTGGTAGAACACGAGCAGCCTCTGGTTCTGCACTAGCTTCGGAAGCATCAGGAAGAGCAAAGACAGCAGCCCCTTCAGTTCGTATGTTGAACAGCCAAAAGTCTATGGACGCTTTCTACGGAGCAGTAGGAGCAGAACCTTCTATAGAAGACTGGAAAACCATGATTTCTATGACTTCTGGTATCGAAACAGACGTGTTAAGACGCTTAGGTAGGGCTGCTCCTGCTAAAAGAAACACAGACGCTTTCGAGTACTTTAAGCAGAACAAAGGCAAGCTGCCTGCGACTTACATCCAAAACGGAAGTCCCAACGCTTCTGTTATTTTTCAGGATTACTGGACAGCCATAGGCAAACAACGAACAAATCAAAAACTAAGCGGACCAGAGATGGTTCTTGTTGACACTATAAATTCTCAAATAGCGTCTCCTTCGGGCCTGAAAGAACGAATCTTCAACAGAATGCTTCCCAACAATGTCAATAGACTATTTAACTTGACTCCCAGAGGCAGACTAAACGTCAATACAATGGACGACGGCAGGCTTGTGTTCCAGCAGTCT